CTTGCGTAAATTAATTTATTTAAATTTATATTGACGCTGATTTTTAAATAAATTAAATTTATTTATGCAATTTGCATGGTGATGCTCATCATGGTGTCCGCATTTTCTACACGCATAAAATCCTGAAGTATGAATAAATTGCCATGAATTACATTTTGCGCATTTTGTAAAAAATAGATCTGTATGATTACCTTCTTCATCAACGGATTTAAAAGTTCCGTCTGAAAAAATTGCAATAACCATAAATGGTTGATCCCATTCCCAATTCATTAGGGCATCAATATTTTGAGTATTACCTTCAGAATCAATATATTGTTTTTGATCTGTTGTACCAACCCATTGATCCTGCAATGTCTTTAATAGTTTTTGAGGCTTAGATAAATCGCTATCAGTAGCACCTTTAACTTCAATAAATGTTTTGATTTCAGGCAGATAAAAATCAGGGCTGTAAAGTTCACCATCAAAATTGTAAGTTTCTGCTTCGTATAAAAATTTGATTTCATGTCGATCAAATACTTCCTCGGCAACTCTTGCCTCGGTCTTGCTTCGATATTCAATCTCTTTATATTTGCAAGGTAATGTTTTCAATTGAGTAATCATTGTATTTCTTTCTTTGTTAAAGCGAGCGACGGCAACCAATGTCACCGCCGCCCGCCGTCCGGGGCTTATTTAAGTTTCTGATTTGCTCGCCAACAAATGAATATGGCGACCAATGAGATGATGATCGAGAGACAATTTATGTAGTCCTTTAAGATCAAAACGGAATCTCGGTGTCGTCGACTGGCACAGGATCAGCATGCTTCGTCACGGCCGCAGGATGCGCAGGCAGATACGCCTTGACGATGTTGGACACCTTGCCGACCTTTGATGTGTATTGATCAATCGATGCCTTGATGTCGACATCGACAAGGCTTTGCTCGTTAAGCGAGCCTCCCTTCTTAACTGCGGGCAAGTTGCAAGCGATCACGACGGTGTTTATTTCCCAAGGTTTGTCCACGCCGATCGTCGCAAAGATGCGTTTGTTGTTGCCTTGGAACTCTGTGTCGAGCCACAACTTGAGCGACATGCCATCCTTGTTGAACTCATTCTTCTTGTATTGATCAGGCGCGAACTCTGCCTTTGTGATCTTAAATGTGTAAACGCCTTTTGGAAGTATAACTTCTTCAAACTGGCGGTTGGTCTTTAACTCTTGCGGTGCATCCCATATCAGTTTCATTTCTTGCCTGCTTTCTTTTCTGAAATTTTGCTGTGACCTGTCGCAACCTTTGCGACGAGTCGATCCCGAACATCCTCACGCGATGTGCTTCCCTTTTCCGCAGCGGCTTGCGCCGACGCGGCTGAAATTTTGTGTCCCAATTCTTTTGCAATGTCGCTGACTTGCCCGGCTAGACCTTCAATCTGCTCCTCAAGCACCGACTGCTTAAGCATCGCCATTACGCTGCTCGACCCGCTGCTCGGAGTTGTTGCCTCGGGCAATGCAAATCCGTGCTCGTTTCTTCTTGGCGTTGCAGGCAAAGCCACGGCCTCGATCGGCATTTCCTCCGCAGGTGTGCTTTCGATCTTGAGCAAGTGCGGGATGATTGCGCATCCGTGTCGATACGCACGACCAGTCGCTCGCGTGATCGCCATCGATCGCACGCTGAATGCCGAGCGACCCCACGGCGCACGCTCCGCGCTCGACGCAATCGCCGAGCCACGGCTGACGGTCTCGCCAGTGTCGATGCGCACGATGGCGACGACAGCCATGTACTCGGTCGAGCCATCCTCTGTTACCTGCTTTACTACCTCTACTTCTGTTGATGTCACATTAAATGCCCATCCCACCGCTTGCCACCAAGCGACGGTCGGATACTGACGGCCTTGGATGTTCACAATGAGATGCCCGACGGTCGCCGCAATCTCCTTGGCGATTGCCTTTGCCCTCTGCATCTGCGCAAGCGGTGTCGGCTGATCTGTTGACATGATTTCGTTTGTCATAGTTGCTCCTGCAATTTTTTCATTGCCCACGCTGGCAACCCGATGTCGACGACATCGTCCTGCGGCCATCCCGGGTACTTGTTCTCTGCCTTGCACTTCCACCACAGTTTTTGCAACTCGACGAGTCGCTCGCTGTATGCGTCCATCACCTCATCACTCATGCGATAGACCGCTGTTCCAAATGGAGCGGTAGTCTCGACGACAAGAAACACGAACGAGAAATCATCAGGCATCATGCGACCAGTCGCTGACATTGCGGAACGCAGCACAGCCCGATACCAAGCAGCCTGCAATCCGTATCCGAAACTCGCAATCGACTTCTCAAAATCTCCCGCAAGATCGCGTGTGGTCTTTAAGTCACAGACCATGCCGTGACCATTCCACGCATCGAGCCGAGCCTTGGCTGGATAGCCTCCGACCTCCGCAAAAATACTGACCTCTCTTTTTTTACAGGCACTGAGGCAATGCTTAATGCGCCAATCACGCTCGCACGCGGCAATCATGCCGTCTAACTGCTGCGCCTGATCTGCTGAAATAATGCAGCGACCTTGACCTTGATAAGCCAATTCAAATTCGGCGTGTATTTCCTTGCCTGCTTTTGTTCGCTTGTCAACATCAGGACTCACGACCGCCTGCGCTAGATCGTTCTCGGGTTCAAGAATGGCCGCATGCAGTGCAGTTCCCAATGACATCGCAGGAGATGCCATCGGAGTTGCGAGCATCTCCAGCGCATGCAGTGGAGTGCTCTTCTGCAAGTATCTAATCAGCGACGACCCGACAGCGTCATCGCTGTGATACGCAAGCGCAGGTAGATTCTCCACGATGCAATTTCGTAGATGCAAAGTCATGCTGCACCTCGCATCTGTCGCCACGCCAACACAGCACGCTGCATCAACGACGACTTCTGCACTTCGCTCACGAGGTCACGCTCAAGGATCTCGCGCACCATGTCGCCTTGCCCAAGCGACACCAGCGGGATCTCCTTCGGTCTGTCGCCCTGCAAAATCTTCTCGCAGGCTGTCATCACGCTTGACGGATCAGCCTCGGCGACTGGATCAAGTAGACGGATCACATCGCCGAGTCGGCTTGCGATCACGAGTTGAATCGCCATTGCCCCGAGTCGAAGTTGCCTCGCCTCGGACGGCTTCGTCGCCTCTATCCTCGCGGCCAATCCGCGAAGCCGATCCATTGCCAGAATTACATCCTCTGCCCTGTCGCCCCATGTTGAATCCTTGCTCATTCTGCATCCTTATCTGACTGACCAGCTGGTCAATCGAGTGGATCAGACGGTCGATCGGGGTGGAGTAACAAATCCCGCCAGCCCGACCTAGGTCTGATTGCAGTTGATGAGAGTCCCCACGAGGGTTCAAGTGTTCAAGCCCGAAGCCCCCGCGAGGACACTCATCAGCTGCATTTGTAGTAGTGGAGGGCTTGAACACATGTGCAGAAGAACATGCCTGATCCTGCTTGTCAAGGGCTGTAGATGATAAATCTTTCCCGATTTGTGAAATTTTTTCTATGCCTGCTTTGAGGGTCGAATCCTTGTGGCGCAGATAGCGATGCGTTTGGTCAACGCTTTTGTGCCTGACCAACTTCTGAATCAGGTCTGCTGGCACTCCCAATTCAAATGCGCTGGTGATGAACCCGACCCGCATCCGATGCCACTTGCCACGGCCTTCGATGCCGCATGATTGCATGTCCCGATCAAGCCCCTTCTGCGTCGGATAGTCATCGAACACCGTTTCGCCCTGGCTGATTTGCCTCCACGCTTGCAGCGTTGCCACAACGCTTGCGGATATTGGTAGCGAATCACGCCTGCGACTTTTATCTTTTGTCACTCTTAATTCTGCCCGCTCGAGATCGATGTCGTCCCACCGCTGCCATTTCCACTCGCCCCATCGCATCCCTGTTCCGTTGAGCAGTCGATACAGCACGGCGCGGGCGTTTGCGTTGTTGCGTATACGGCCATCGGGATGCCGCGCCGCACGCTCGGCTGCGACGATCAACCTATTGACCTCGTCCTGCGTCAATGCGTCTGCGCCTACGCCAGCTCGTCCACGCGGAGCGGGTATCGACACCCAAGGGTTTATACTTAAACGACCCTGAACCACAAGCCAACCCGCGAACTGCCTGCATAAACTCATGCGATTGCGCACGGTCTGCGGCGATAGTTTCCTAGACATGCTCATCGCACTTAGCCATGAGACGCAAGACGCGGGTGTAAGATTGTCGCCCGCGTGTTCAACCCATCGCCTTGCCCATCGCCCGGCGTTCTTAGAATGATGGATGTCGTAGCCCTGTTGATCAACGAGCCACACTTCCCACGCGAAAACTTCGTCCGTGAGTGTCAGCATAAGGGTTGTATTGTAGGCGTTTAAAGTACAAAAACGAAATAAGGTGCGGAAAGTCTTAAACATTCTCCGACATTCGGTCGAAAGTTATTTGTGCTTTAGCCGCCACATTTGAGAAGTTTAATTGCTACTTAACTTGACAACTTATGAATGATCGATTTTGCCACGCCAGCCACCGCGTTCACCGCGCTGGCGACAGTTGCCCCAGTGCCCTCAACCTTGCCCCACTTGCCGAGCGGGCACTCGACCCCTGCCAGCGTCACCTTCACCGTGAGCATCGCACGCGGGTTGTTCCCGCACCCGCATTTTGTGCACCATCCCACGCCGCCTGCGTCGGTCATTCCCTTGTATTCCACGGCTCGATGCTCGCACGCCATGCAGATCGCAAGTCGCGCCGCCGCGTCGGCTTCGCTTGCGGGGCCTTGTGTGGCGTGCGTGAGTTCGGCGCGGGCGTATTGCCTAGCAAGTTGAATTTGTGTCCGCGCTTGCGGCTCGTATTTTATAATCGATTGCGGGACTCCGTCTATTACTCGGTGCTTGCAATTTGTAGTGCACATCCCGATAGACGGCTTTTCGTAATGTTTAGCGGCGCAACATCCGCCGCCTTGCACTCCGCAATCCTGCCAGTGGTCGCAGATTTTCATGAGATGGTCAGATTTGTAATGTTGACTACAAGAGCAGGAATATTTGCGCCACTTGTGCTGCAATTTTGATAACCGTTTCCGCCTGTAATTCCTCTAGTTAATGATGTCGCACTAGTTGAATACGAAGTACACGCTGGAGTGATATTTCCCATCGTATAATTTCCAAGCAAAACAGACGGAGAATTTGCAACCAATATCCCGCTGCCTGTCAATGTTGTTAATGCTCCAGCGTCTGATTCTCCACATAAATTATTGATATCTGAACTGCTTGGACAATATGTTGCATCTCCACCATCAAATATCTCTTGTGCGTTTACATTAGAAATCGCAAGATCACCTATTGAATCGTTGGTTTTTTTTAGAACCAACATATTTTTATCAGTTGCAATATGGTTGGTGTACCCGCTGCGCGTGTATGGATAATTAGTGCAATCGGTGCGCGTAGTCCAAGTGCAATCATCCCCGCACTTGTTTGTAAATTTATGTTTGAATATTACTTGTGCTTGCCAGCAAGCGCATGGATCATATGTTTTCGTCACTTTAACAAACACAGCAATGACTTCGGTTCCGACACAAGTTCCCACGCCTAAAAATGAAATTGAATTGCTACCGCCACAAGCATTTTCGTTGCAAGTTGTGCCATAAATATCAAGATTTGAATTTGTAAGCAATCCCGATGCGGCAAAATTATATTGCATATAAAACGGATATTGATCGCAATCAGTTAAGTCGCCTATGTATGTTTCGTAAGTACACAAACCAGTTTTATACAATGTCATTCCAGTATAACTAAATCCATTCACGCCTATATTGCCAGCGACTGCGCAACTAACGGTTGACGGCAATGAGTCGTCATATGTTGTGTTTACAGAAGAGCAAATACAACAACTATTTGATAGGCAACATCCCGCAAGCATAAGACTCATTTCGCCGACTCCTTGAATGCGGCGTTGAACAACGGCGACGCAGCACGCTTGGCTGCGATGAGTTCGCGCACGGTCGTCGGGTCTTCGCTCGACATCGCTTGCCGCGCTAGGTCTGCCTCGCTCTGCACGCGGCGCGGAATCCACCCGATGGCAAGACGGATCGCAGTCCCGATACCTGTCTGCCACAGCAGCACCACCAGCGCGACCGCCACGACGGCTCCTAGACCCCACTGCAATAGCGTCGCCCAAAATGGAACGATGTCTTTAACGCCCGAGACGGCCACGGAAATTTGGTTTGTTTCATGCAATACGACAGCCGCGTCTGCTTTAATGGTCACGGCTGCGGCGACGATCTCGGGTTGAGCGGAGTGCGTAATGATGAACGCACTTCGCTCAGAGATTGAGTGTGCGGCGCTTGATGCGACGCTTGCGCTGCTGGCGATCTCCTTCGTCGCTGAGCAGCCCGCTGTGAGGGCGGCGAGGATTATCGCTTGTCGAACCACTTGGCTTTGACCTCGTTGAATCCGAAGATCGAACCCGCGAGCCAACCCACCAAAAGTAGCAGGCAGCCAAAGAAAGTAGTACCGAGAGCGTGAGAAAGAAATTCCATAAGTCCTCCATTATTTGGTAATCAACTTATCTATGCGCAACGCCAACGCGGCGATGGCTTCAGTGTGCTTTTCGTCGATTGATTGTCCGCGTATGACAGCCTTTGTGAGTTCGGCGGCTGTCACGCGCAACTCTTTCGTGTCTTCTGCAATGCGTGTCAGAACTGCATTCTTCTCGCCGAGCGAAGACACATAAAGACCCAAGCCAATCAAGATGCCGATCAGCTGACCGACAAGCACAGTCGTCTGAAGCGGTGTCAGAGATGTCTTCTTTGCGGGAGCCATTATGGACAGGTTCCGTCAATGGCGTTTGCAACAGAGAATGTGAACTTGAGAAGAGAATCACCGCCGCGAGACATCAGCATGTGGACGCATGTTCCAGTGGCGATCGGTTGCAATGTGAAGCCACTAGGGATGCTTGAGTGTGTGAGTCCCGGGCCGTCCTTGGTTCCGCTTTGCTGCAATGCTTCGACCGTGTTGTATGCGTAGATACCAGTGTTTGTGTAGGTCAACGACGCACCTGAGCGTTGCTCGAATAGGTTTGAAGAATCCAAATGAGCAAGACCCCAAGTGTATTTCCACCGTCTGCCTGTAGTCACAACAGTATTGCCAGTGATGTATGCGACAAATGTCTGCTGAATGTTTGGAGGACTTGAGCGAGCGTCAAATTCATTGCGCTCGTTCACCTTGTCGGCCATCTTCTTGAATGCGCGGACATTCAAAGCACCGAAATTATTTCGGATGTTGCCGTTGATATTCATTATGTGTTCACAATGTTAAGAACACCAAAATCGACTTCACTTGGAAATGGTTGCTTCCAATAGACAACATTTGCACGCTCAGGATTCGCCGCGCTAATCGCTGATCCCGGTGTGACGCGAGTAGTCGATGTTCTTTGGTCTATGTCACGCAGTGGCTGCTGGCGTAGGTGGTAGGTCGTCGGATCGTAGGAGAATTGATAGTTGATCTCATATTGATTCGGGCCAATTCGAGAAGTGTTTGCACCTACGAAAAGTAGTGAACTTGCAACGCATTGAAATTGTTGACCTGATGCGCCAAAAGTAAATAGGTCATCATTTCGAGTTCCAGCCGCCGCCAAAATTGTTGCGTAATTAGGTCGACCATAGATCACATTTCTTACATTAATTGTTTGAATCGGAAGCAATGCAGAAATAGGTTCGCCTGCGCTGTCTACCTTTGTTCCTCCAATGTCGATCAATGATGGAAGCGATATGTTTGAACTGGTCGGAACCGTCGCACCTGTGCGCCAAATATCAACCGTCTGAACGGAGGTCTGCACTTCGATGCTCGTATAGCCCACTTCCGTAGCCGTCTTCACATCTGCCGCCACTGGCCCTGCTGTTGCGTCTCCGACTGTCGAATCAAAATTGAAGTCGACAACCCACAACTTGCCTAGACCTTCTTGAACAGGACTGATGGTGTAGGAGATGAATCGAAAGAATGGAGCCGCAACCAATTCAGTGCCGCCGCCAAAATCCAAGTACGGCGTGATCGGGTTTGTGACAGTTGTGTCGACGATGTTGGCAATCGTCAGACTTTGCTCATCAGCATCACGAACAAGGTAACTGTGAACGGCTGTCCACTTGCCTTTGTCGAATGTCGCCGAGCGCGTGCGTTGAACCCATACGAGACTGATTGCCATTATGCCGTTCCTCCTGAGTTGTCAACGATTTGTTTCAGTGCTGCGAGTTGTGCTGTGGCAATATCATTCGCCTTCTTTGCGTTGTTGAGCAGTTCGGTCTGCTTAGAGAAGTCTGCGGAACCCGCTACCTTGACGCTTCCGATGGCGGTTGCAAGTGACTCGACTCCAGGCATGGCGTTCTTTGCGGTTGCACTCTCAAGATTTTTGGATGTTTCTTTTGCCATCTTTTCAGCAGCCGCTAAATCTTCTTTATTCCATTGCGCTATTTCTTGAGCGTCTTTCTTTTCCTTGAGCAGTTGCCTTTCCAATTCCAAACGATCCTCTACAAGTTTATTTTCAGCAGTTTGTTTTGCAATCAAATCATTCGATACTTTGCCTGCAAGTTCCTCTTGTGCCGCTTTCATTTGATCGTTGATTGCGGTTCTCTTTTGCAGTTGCTTGTCTTCCATCTTTGCAACTTGCTCAGTCAATGCCAATGAACGCTTTCGCATGATGTCTTGATTGACATAACCCGATGCTTGATCGGTTGCCTCATCTTTCATCGATCTTCGAGCCATTGCTATGTAGGCTTGATTAGCTGCGTGATCTTCTTTCTGCATCTGTGACAAAACATCCTGACGAGCAATGGCATCATCTGTCATTCCATATTGCGCGTTTTGTTTAAGAACAGATTCGACACCAGTTGTCCCTGTCTTCTCGCTGACTTTGAGAAGGGACAACACTGCTCCCATTTTCTCAAATTGGTCTCGACTTTTTGCCGCTGCTGATTCTAGTTCATTAACTCCAGTAACCATTTTGCCAATCTCTTCTCCGATCTCCATGAAAGTCCCAAGGACTGGCAACCCCTTCACAACACTTGTTACTGCCTTAGCGGCCACCATGCCAAAGTCGCCCATGCCTTTGACGGTTCCGTCTGACATTCCTTTAATTGTGGCAAGCATGATTTGCTGACCAACTTCAATCGCACCCACAACTCCAACAGCTTTCAATGCACCACCCACTACATTCTTCATCTGCTTTGCATTGATTTTGTCGAGATGACTTGCGATGCCAGCACCGCTTTTCTTTGCGGCATTCTCGGCTGCTTTCATGCCTTGAACGAACGGATCAGGATTCGCGTAGAGATCGACTGTCATCTTTCCTGTGACTGGCATTACTTAATTCCCATCTGTCGTTTGAGTTTTTCAAGTGCTTGCTGTGGTGTCTGCTTCGGCTTCTCGAAGTACGGCATGAAGTCTTGCGGGCTGTACGACTTTGAATTGCTAGACCTGTTCGAGTTGGCGATCGTCGACGCGACAATGCCCGCGCCGAGGTCACCGCGCTGGCGTGAGTCAAGGCATCCAGTGATGCTTTGGTATGCAATCCATTCTTGGAGTTCTCGTGATGACATTCGATCTCCTAATTCGGCAACGGTCATTTTCAATTCAGCCGCAAGCGTGAACATGAACAGCCTTAGTCCGCTGCGGCTTCTCAGTTTTTTTCGAGTTCCTCAGCGTCTTTTGCCCCAAGTCCCGAAAGGCGCTGACAGTGCTCGTACAACTTATCGATCACCGAAGCGGGCATTGCGCCCACTTCCGCAATCTCCGAATCCGTGAACAGTCTCACGCCAGCCTCGTCGGTAATACACCTCACGACGAGACTGGCGCGGATGTTATTCACGCCCTTCTTGATGTCACGCTCCGAGTACACATACTGCTCCCATGAGTCCCGCTCGCCAGCTGTAAGGCCGCGAAGCGAGACGAGACCATCAATGCCCGCAACCTTGACGGTGGCGGTTGGGATCTTGAGTGCAAGTAGTTGTTCTCGGATTGACATGGGGGTTCTCGATTAGGTGGTTGGGGTAATCGTGTACGCGCCGCTGCACTTGATGGTGAATGACGCAGTCATCACAGCGTCGAGACCAGCCTTGATGCTGAGAGATGTGACGATGCCGATGCCAGTGATCTTGGTTGATTGATAGCCAGAACCACCAAAAAAGATTTCATAACTTTGTTTTAGACGACTAGTGAGAGCGGTTTGCAAAACCAAGATGCCTGCATCGTCGCTGTCGTAGTTCACTTCTGCGCTGATGGAACCCGGGTCAAGCAGACCAGCCTGAAAAATCTTTACTGCTGAAGCAAGAGAAGTGGTTTCGATGGTGCTTTGAGCAATTCCATCAAATGAAAGTGAGGTGCACTCGCCGACTGTTACAAGACTTGAGGTCTGCACTGTGTCTTGCTGAGTTGGTGCAGCCGAAGTATTCGCAGGATTTGCAAGAATCTTGAATGTTGTTCCGTAACTAATTAATTGAGCCATGTGATTATTCTTTCTGTGTTATGGCTGCGATCCGTCAGTTAACGCAACTGGAGAAGGAGCCGAAGCCAAGTAATAAATTTTTAGAGTCACGCTGCAAACGAACGCACCAAGTTCAGTGCCTTCGCCGCCAAGGTCGTAGTTCATGTTTGTGCCATCGATGCGAATGCTTTGGATCGTCATCGGGCTGTTGGTTGTGGTCGCCAGTGTTCCACTCGCCGCGTAGAGATCGACCCGCACATGATCTGCAATGTTGGCCGCAGAGACGAGCGATGAGTGCACGCAGTCCACAGTCACTGTGGCGACCCGCAGGCGATCTGCTCCAACAAGTGTCGGACTCGCAGTGTCATCGCTTTGTGAACTCACGACGATGAACGGCATTGGGGTTGCTGGCGTGACGAAAGACTGGAAGATCTTGGTTGAAGACCCGAGAGCCGTGATCACGGTCGGAGCCTGCTGCAAAGCGAGATGAATTGCTTCTACGAATTTCATCGTGCAGCCCTGTTCATTTCTTTTGCGATGCGCTTGAATACTTTGTCGAGTCCGTATCCAACATCCTCAGTGAATTTGGCGTTGATGGTTGCGGCGTGAGTCTTGAAAAAATATTGAAATATTTTCCAACCTGTGTATGCGCGTGCGGGATCTTTGTAGCGACCGTGCTCGATAAGCCAAGAGTTTTGCGTATACCCCCAAATGCGGCTCCACACGCTGGCCTTGTTCTTTCCGATTTCGTATGGAATAATTCTGTGACTGTAGATATTGTGAGCGATACGAAGTCGGCTTTCCTTGATCGGATGGATCGGCTGATGCTTATTTGCACGCCATCGCCACGACTTTTGAGCCTCGGTCTGATTGTCGTCGTTCTTGCCAATGTATGTGCCGTACAAGCCTGCAAGTTTGTCTCGCGGTCTAGTCAACGCTTTGATCTCGGCTTTTTTCAAAACCTTGTAAAGATCGTCGGTGCGCATGGTCTTCATCTGATCAAGGAACTGATCCAAGCCTTTGATGATCTTGCCGTCGCTCGACATTACTGCACCTCTCTGCATTGCATAGTGAGCGTGTGACCCGCAGACTTGTAGTCGACAATGGAGACGATCTCGAATGTGGTGCTGATCACAGAGCCGCCAGTGCCTCGACTTAGATACGCCGTGAAGCGGTCGAATGCCCTGATGCCCGGGTAGAAGTTGGTTGTGATCTGATGCGTGACAACTTGACTCAGAGCCATGTGGTTTGACTTCTCCACCGCGCTCGAGTCCTTGATCTCGCCGAAGATCGTGTCGCCAGTGGTGTAGGTGTAGGTCGGTGTGCCGAACGAAGTCAGGGTCTGCGTGCGTGTGCCGATCACCATCGGTGTCCGCATCATCCCGCTGTTCATTGATATTCACCCGACTTGTATTGGGCGATGAGAGCCTTGATCGTGCCGGGCACTTCGTACTGTTGACCCGGAGCGAGTGTGGATCTGTAGTCGTACAGAGTCGAGCACTGCATCAAGATGGCGTGCTTGAGTGCGATCGGGATCGCAGTTGCACTAGATCCGTGACCCGCAACATAGACAACTGTGACAACGCCTGCGCCGCCGCCGACGAGTGACGGCCATGATTTGCCGTCGAGCAGCTGAATGCGTCCAATGCCGTTGTATGACTTCACGGTGTAGTCGGTCGACGCTGACAGCGTCTGCGTGTTGCCCGCTGTGTCGACATACTGCACGCTCGTCACGCTGACTAGCGGCGAGCGCGGCAGTGCGATCTCGTATGACGAGCCGTTGTAGACCTCGCCGCTCGAGCCTTGGACTGGCGTGTTGGTTGGGAACGAGTCGTAGACCGAGGTGAATGTCGTGTTTGGAATTGCGATGCCGCAGTAGTTCTCG